GGTGCAGTATTGGGTGTGAAACTGAAATATTTAAAAGAGTGGACCTATGGACGAAGAAGAGCTGCAGCAAAGTATAGAGAAGTTTTAGGTGGTATTGAAGAATCACTATTAAAGACGAATCTGGACGCGCAGAAATAACGCAAAGTTCTGCATCGGGTTCTGGTGCTGGTATTTCGTTAGAACCATCAGGTGCATTCTAATGGTTGCCGCATGGGAAGAACGTTTGCAAGAGGCCGCCTACACCTCACCGAGTGGTGAACGTCTGACTTTTTTCTATGAAAATGTGAGCGAAACTTTTAGCAAGAAAACAAGCGGCTTTAATTTTCCCGATGCTGACGGCACTTTTGTTCAGGATCTCGGCACCACCTCACGACAATATCCTTTGCGGATTATTTTCTGGGGAAATAATTATGATCTGGAAAGCAATCTTTTTACTGCTCTTTTGCGTGAACGCGGTATTGGTTTATTAGAACATCCCATGTATGGCACCAAAGATGTTGTCCCTTTTGGTGCGATCTCTCGGCGCGACGATCTCAAGACAGCGGCAAACCAAGCAATTATTGAAGTGACTTTTTGGGAGACTATCAGAGATATATTTCCAGCCTCACAAGTGAGTCCTGCGGATGATGTGGCGGCGGCGTTGGCGGATTATAAAACTGCTGAGGGTGAAGCCTATGAAGAGGATCTTGATATTTCAACTGTGACCAATCAAGTGGTTGCCGAAGATATAAATCTATCATTACTTGACCACGTGAAACTTGGTTTGCAAGGTATCGCAAATACAGTCACAGCGGTACAAAATCAATTCAATGCAATTTTTGATTCCATCGAAAGCAGTATAGACATACTCATAGATACCCCGCTAACTCTGGCACAGCAAACCATTGACTTGATTCAATCACCAGCGCGGGCCGCAACCAGTATCACCGCGCGACTCGATGCGTACAAGAATCTTTCTGATAGTATTATGTTTAATGCCAGCAATGTTTTTGTGATTTATAATCCTGAAGACCGAGACAGCAATAATACTTTTCATACAAACGATTTATATCTGACGGCATCGATCAGCGCGGAAGTCACTTCGGTAATCAATAATCAATTCGAGACCAGCACCGGGGCGATTGCTGCGGCTGATCTGATTCTTGACCAATTTGAAACCATGACCGCATGGCGTGACCAAAATTTTGCGTCCCTGAGTCAGATAGATACATCTTCGACCTATCAACATTTGCAAGATGCGGTGTCGTTGGCGGTTGGATTTCTGATTCAAATATCTTTCAGCTTGAAACAAGAGCATGTTATTATATTGGACCGGGGCCGCACGATCATTGATTTAGAAGTCGAGCTGTATGGAACCCTTGATGAAAACTTAGATTTTCTTATTCGCTCCAATAATTTTTCTGGTTCGCAGATTCTCGAATTGCCCGCTGGGACATCGGTGGTGTACTATGTCTAGCTATGCGGTCATCGATGGTGACACCTATGATCTGATTGCGCGTAAATTATTTGGCGAGCAATCGCGGGCGAGTTTACTTCGCGCCTCAAATCCTGGCATAGTCGAACCATTAGCACAAGGGACACTTCTCAATATTCCCGCCGATCCTAATGCGCCGCAAGATCTGAGTCAGCAATTGACATCGAATAATCCCGCGCAAGTAACGATTGTTGTTACAACTATTGTTGATGGAACAAAGCAAAGTAAACAATTTACGTTTTGGGAATCGATCAGTATTAAACGACAGATTGATTCGCTCTCTACGATTGCGCTGACTGCTCCTTTTAATGCTGACGATGAAGACATGCGCACATTTTTTCGCCCGTTTTCTTTTCAAGAAATTACTGTGAGCATCGGCGGCAATACTTTTTTCAAAGGAACCATTGTCAATATTACTCCACGATTAACCGAGTCGCGCTCTATCGTTGAAATCACTGCATATTCATTGCCGGGAATCATGACCGATTGCCAACAACCAGCGAGCGATTTTCCGCTTGCATGGGAACAATACACACTCAAAGAAATAGCCGATGATATATCCGCAGTCTTTGGAATACGTGCCGTTTTTGATAATCCACCGGGTGACGTTTTTCAAGCGGTGACATCTTCACCAGAAGCAACTGCACTCAGTTTTCTCACCGATTTAGCCAAGCAAAGAAATCTTGTTATTGGTGATACCCGCGAGGGTGAATTGCTTTTCCAAGAATCAACACCAGTCGGATTTCCGAGGGCGCGACTGACACAAGGCAATTCGCCTTTGGTTTCGGTCACGCCGCGATTCAATGCGCAAGAAACATTTTCGACGGTGACGGGAATTAATACCATACAGCCGGGTGTCGAGGGTTCTTCTTTTACGGTGCAGACTGGAATACTTGGCGGGCGTTATCATACATTTAAAGTGAAAGATACTTTGAATACTTCTTTGGAGCTTGCGGTCAATGCGAAAGTTGGCCGCATGTATGGGAATATGGCGTCATTCAATTGTAGCCTTGCGACGTGGTTTGATCCCTTTGGATCATTATGGACACCAAATACAACGGTCAAATTATTTGCACCCAATGCGATGGTCTATGAGGAATATGAGTTTGTTATACGCAGTGTTGAATTGCAACGCACAGCCGACAGCGAGGCCGCGCGCATTGATCTCGTGTTGCCCGGCGCTTTCTCTGGTGAAATCCCTGCGAGTCTCCCATGGGAATGACTTCAATTGTTCGTGCATTTTCTCGGCGAGTATTTGCGGGCGCGCAATTTGCTCGTACCACTATTGACCCCGGAGCCGGAGCCAATCAAGACGCCGTACATTTTAGTGATCCCGGTGATGACGCGCAGCCGTTGCCCGGTGATCTGGTGGCGTCTGCTTCTAATGCTGCAAGCAATGGACAAAACGCGCTTGGCTATGTTGATCAACAAAATGCAGGGATTACCGCAGCCGGAGAAAAACGAATCTATGCGCGTGATGCTGATGGAGTTATTAGCGCATCGATATTTTTGCACAATGATGGCAGCATTATTTTGGCGAATGAAAATGCAACATTAACTATTTCCGCCACTGGTGATTTTGATTGGTCGGGCGGGAGCTTTACTATTAACGGCCAACAGTTTGCAACACATATTCATTCAGCGGGAACACTCATGGACAGCACCCCCGCACCTGTCACAGGAAATACGGGGGCAGTCGTATGACACAACCACAACAGGGCGATGTCGTACTTTTTCAAAGTGTCGATGATGGCGAAATCGAAGTGATTGACGGTGTCGTGACTATGGACGGCGGTTTGCAAACGACGGTGTATATATCCTTATTTGGCGGCAATTTTCAAGATGATGGTTTGGCGGATAATGTTTTCAATTGGTGGGGCAATCAATTAGAAACCGATACCGATGCAAAATTGCGATCAGAAACACAAAATTTATTACGCGGCATACCAGCAACATCTGCAAATTTATTGCGCATCAAGGCGGCGGTGAATCGTGATCTGTCGTGGATGCTTACCCGGCGCGTTATCAATGAACTAGCGGTAGAGGTCAGTATCCCCGCACTCAATACCATAAAAATTATAGTGACCATCAACGCTATTGGTCCAGAAAGTAGTTTTGAATTTGTGCAAAATTGGAGGGCTTCCGCATGACTTTATTTACACCAACAACGGAACAAATTAATACCACCATCATTTCTCAACTGGAAGCAACTTTAAACCAAACGATTCCGGCATTCCCAAAATCATTTTTGCGCACCATGGCCAAGGTATTTGCGGCGGTGTTTATTTTATTGTTTAAATATTCTGGATTTATGTTTGAGCAAATTTTTATCGCAACCGCGAGCGATCAAGAGACCATTGTCAATGGGGTGACTATTGTTCCGCTCACACAATGGGGGCGCTTGATTGGTGTTGGTGATCCGGTAGCCGCCACGCAAGCAGAATTGACCATTGATATAACTGTGACCAATCAGGTCGGAATTTTGCCATCGGGTACGCAATTATTCGGGGCCAATAATGGCGTCACCTATATTACGATTGGTGATGTGGCTCTCGATGCGGCCACAGTAACGGCAACTATTCGCGCGGTCTCTGATCAATCGGGCGGTGATGGCTCGGGCGTTATTGGCAACCTCGATAATGGCGCAATCGTGAGCTTTGCTAATCCCTTGGCCAATGTAGACCGTGATACGCTGGTGACGGCGACAACGGTTGTCGGTGCCAACGCCGAAGACACCGAAGTCTATCGTCAAAGAGTTATTGATGCATTCCAGAAACGTCCACAGGGTGGCGCAACTGCTGATTATGAGGAATGGGGCGAAGAGGTTGCGGGCATCATTAATGTTTACCCATACACCGGGAGCCAGCCGGGAACGGTTGATGTATTTTCAGAAGCAGATTCAAGTATTGATCCAGACGGCATTCCCCCCCCTGCGCTCTTATTGGCTGTCCTTGATTCCATTGAATTGGATGAATCGGGAATCCCTACGCGACGCCCGGCGAATGCTTTTGTCAATAGTTTGCCAATCGTTCGTACGACATTTGATGTACGTGTGACAGCGCTCTCTATTCCAACGGATCAACCAGCGACAGAGGCTGATATCACCGAGGCGATAGAAGATTTTTTCCGTGATGCTGAACCCTTCATTGTCGGCCTGACAGTGTCACCACGGCGCGACCGTATCACCTCAAATGCATTGAATGGAATTGTACAACAAATTGTTGATGCCGCCGGGGGCGTCTATGGCGTGGCTGTGATGTCGGTAGCCAGTGTGGATTTAGCAATCTATAATTTAGGACAGGGCGAGAAAGCCAAGTCCGGGACGATCACCTACCCATGAGTATATTGGTGTGGAATAATGCTGGAGCTGGATCTCTGTGGAGCACAGCCGCTAACTGGGTCGGGGGCATTGGGCCTATTTTTACGGACACAGTCCAATTTGATGCAACAAGTGTGGCCGATTCTTCGGCAGATACTCCGGTGGCTGGTGTTGATCAGCAAGCTACGTACTCGGGAACGGTCACGGTCATTGCCGCGATTGCTCTTGGTAATTTCTCGATTGATGCAGGCGCTTTTGACTTCGGTTCGTTGGCTGTATCTATTATAAAATATTCTCGACAAGGTGGAACCGTCACTGGATCATCTGACGTTTTAACGATTACGGGTGATACGCTCATAACAGGCGGGACGTTTGTTCATAATAGCGGGCGAGTAGATTTGACGCTGCTCACTGGTTCTCAAGATTGGGATAGTACGGTTATTGATGAACTTTTTCAATTCCGCATCGCAAAACAAGTCTGGGATTTGTTCATATTGAATCAAAAGATAGAAATATCTGATCGATTCATTATAGACAATTTTGACTTTTCAACGAGTCCTCAATTACGGGGCACTATTGATTTAATCGGTACAGCCACACTTGAGCAAAACGGTAATTTATTGGATAGCTCCCAACTTGGAATCATTCGCTTTGTGGGTACGACCCATGAATGGATTCAAAATAATACATCAACACTCGCTAGTCTTCCCGCTGTCTATGTTGACTGTATTAGCGTCACATTGACCGAAGGTGTCGCCGGAGTCCATTTTGGTTTCTGGAAATTAACAACCGTCAGCGGAATACTTATCAATGCTCCCCTCATCCACATAAATAAGATTCAACAGTTTTTACATTTCACCTTTGACTTATTCGAGGATATTACTTTTGGTCAATTGACGTGGATTGCCGGAAACTTTGATCTGTTACTTGAGAATGCTCGGACAATCACTGTGAACGGCGATGTACTGGTGACAGGCATAGCAGGGGGGACTCAGTTTTCAGGCGTCGGCAGTACGCTTGCTATCAAAGGAAATTATTCACAGACCGGATCAGATGGTAATATATCTACGGTACGGGTTTTGTTTAACGGTACGGGTATCCAAAACATATCCAATGATGGTAGTATTGATACAATTCCTACAAACTTACTAGAAATAGATAAACCATCCGGCTCAGTCAGATTGCTGAATTCATCTTTAGATCAGAGGTTTACAAACGATGCTATCTTAGTCACCAATGGCACCTTTGATGTGAATGGTTTTGATGTATCGGTTCGTAATGATTTAACTATGAATGGTGATTTCGCTGGTCTTGGTGGATCGACAATCACCGTACTTGGAAATTTTGCAGCAGTAAACTCTGAACTCATTGGTGGAACATGGTTCTTAAATGTTACAGGCACCAGCACCGCACAAAATTGTAATATCGGTGGCTGTAATGCGAATGGCGGCGTCACACTGCTTGCGCAAACGTCCGTCAATTTTGGATTTAATTTCAATGTGTTATTTGGCGGCGAACCCGAAGACCCAAATCTGTTTTTCAGAATATTGCAACATCTGTGGCCGATCTCTCGGGCATTCGATACCACCAAGCAGGACAAACAATTCACTGAACTCAACCAAGCATTGACATTTTTAGGCGAAGAATCCAAAAGATTTAATGATGATGTCTATGGAGATCTATTTCCAGATACCACACGAGAACTCGATTCATGGGAACAACAATGGAATTTACCATTCAATAGCGCACTGACAGAGCAAGAACGCCGCGACCGATTAGCAAGCGCATGGTCTTCGCTTGGCGGCCAATCGCCCCGGTATATTCAGGACACCATACAAGGCGCAGGTTTTACCAATGTATTTATACATGAATGGTGGGATCTGGCGCAATTGCCCGCAGCGGTTGCCCATGATCCCAATGTTATTTTGCAAAATGATGCTGACCTCTTAGTGAATATCATCACCTTTACCGTGAAGGATTTTATTACGGGCTTAGACCAGGCTATAATGGAATGCGGCGAGGTTCAGGCGCAGCTCGGCCAATATACACAATTTATATTTTCTGAGTTTGTGTACGAGATCCCCGATAATCCTGCATTGTATCCATACTTTTTATATTTTGGTGATGCAACTTTTCCCAATCGTACCACGGTCCCCGCTGACCGTGAAGCAGAATTTAAACAATTATTATTAAAAATTTGTCCAGCCCAGCAATGGCTTGGCCTTTTGATTGATTACGTATAGGAGCACAAATGGCTATTAGAATTATTGACCAGTATCCCGGACAAGTGGGCGCACCAGATACCGCCTATCCAGAGGGTATCCCGCGTAATGTTACCTCACCCGGCGGCGGTGATGGCACGCCATGGGAAGAGGCATTGCTCAAGGACATGCAAGGATTTTTTCAAGGTCTGCTTGCACAAGTGCCAGCGGGCGCAGTGACCCCGAGCGGTAGCCCGGACACGGTTTTGATATCACAATATATCGATTCTATGAAATTGATTGCTCAAGGACTGGATACGCTGACCTTTGCCAATGCGGAAACAGATACATCCCTGCGCATGGCCCCGGATGGTTCCGGCAATTCTCAATGGTTGCTCAATGTTGCCGAGCAAATGGCGACCGCTATTCTCAATACGAGTCTAGTATTGAAGCCTGACGGCCTCGGCGGTGTGGTCTTTGGCTCGGTTCCTGTTCCTACTGGTATCGGTGGCTTTAAATCGGTTCAGACCTTCGAGTCTGACGGTACGTGGACTCGGCCATCAGGGATCACCCTTATCAAGATCATCACCCTTGGCGCTGGAGGCGGTGGACAAGGGAGCGGCAACGCTGGCGGGACTCGGTGCGCCGCTGGTGCTGGTGCGTACAGTGAATTGCTCCTTGATGTGACTATCATACCATCAATTGCTGTCACCGTTGGCACTGGCGGCAATGGCGGCGTTGGTCAAGCCGCAACAAACACGCCCGGTGCTAACGGCGGCGCTTCCTCGTTTGGAGCACACACATCATGCGATGGCGGTCGTGGCGGGGAAATCAATGCAACAGGGGGCAGAGGAGGCGCTGTCCCCACTCTTGGCGATGTCAAGGCGGGCGGTGGTGACGGCAATATTGGCGGCACTGGTGGTAGCTCATTTTTTGGAGGCGGCGGCAGTTTGCCGACAGTAGCAGGAGACGGGCGACCAGCGCAAGGATACGGTGGCGGCGGCGGTGAGGCATTTGGCGAAGGTACGCCCCACACTGGCGGCGACGGCGCAGATGGAGTCATTATTGTCGAAGAGTATTCATAAGATGAAAACAACACTCACTCAAACAAAAGGACATATCTCTCATGAGCGATACAGACGAAGCGAACAAAGTCATCAAAATGATCACCCTACTTGGACCATGGGTATCGGTCTTATTAATCGGCGGTATCGGTGGCTGGTTCTTGCATGCGTTATTCTTCTAAGTAGCGGATGCATGCATGGCAACGCGCGCGACCAACAGGCGGCGAAAATGTTTGCCAATATTTTGGTCACTGCCGAGGCGCAGCTAGCCGAGACCCCGCCCCCTATCGGGCAGACAGCCGCCGCGATACTGACGGCGGCGCGCGCAGGACTTAAGGTTTTAGATTTTGAGATCGAGAGATGACATGGAAAAAATCAAAGCAGATGTGACGGTCAAAATGTGGACCGAGCAACCAGACGTTGCCGAGTACGCTATGAACTCAGCCAGCCAAGCCGCCAACGATTGGAACGCGGCGGGCTGGTGGGTGACGGGCGGCCTTGGCCTTGCGTTGCTTACGAATCTAGCGGTGCGCTATGGGAGCGGTCCCTTTGGGGGCGTGTTGGAATTGGTATTGAAAGCGTTTAAAAAAGAAGCGCCGCCAGTTGTGGCAGCGCGCGCAGACAATGAGAAAGAGAATATAGAATTGTATTAAAATATCGCTGCCTGTATTTTTGTATATATTTTTTGATGTGCTATGGCAAGAAACTTTCGCCCGTCTTTAAATTGGCAAATAAAAGTTACTTGTTTCGATTTGCCGCCAAGAAGTAGCCCGGCCAAGAGTCCGAGCGGTCCTAATAATGCAGCACCAGCTATTCCCCAGCCAACAGTACCTCCCATTTTCTTAACATTTTCCTCACTGGCTATTTCCAGAATATCAACTTCTGCAACTTCAATTTTTTCTTGATTAAAAAAACTCCCAAGTATAAAAATTCCGACACAAAACTGAGCATTTTTTCCATTTGGGAAATCCCCAGCAATAATTTCAAATTGACCTAACATAGTATATCTCCATCCTTCTCTATTGGCAGCGCGCGCGAAAAATGAACACGAAAATTAAATGTTTAAATCATATAATTTTATTATTTCTTCTTTTTCTTCAGGAGAGAGAGAAACCTCCACCTCAACCTCCGGGTTGGTTTGCATGTACATACGCAAACGACCTTCTGTATTTTTCTTAAAATAGATTTCTGTTCCATTAGTATGAATAAATCTCGCTACAACCATTAGCTCACCAAAAGTAGGATCTTGCGGGTTCTCAAATCGAGGCGATACCCTCAAGTAATTAGCGTCTAGTTGTTTTATAATATTTTCCATATTTAAATTTCTCCGATATCATCAATTAAGATTTTGATCGTCCTCTTTTTGACTGTTCCCCCATTTATCTTTGTGCTCTTGAACTGCCTCCATCAATTTAGTGAATGCCTTTGGGAATTGCTCCACTCTAAATTCCAACGAAGCCTTATCATGAGAGGCCACTTGCGCGGCGGCCTGAATAGCTGCTATATAAATTTCTTTGTCTAAATGTTGCATATTTTTTCTCCGGCATCCAGAGTATCATAGTTATATCTTGGTCAATACATGTGTTTAATCTACTAACTATTTAGTAATTATTTCTTGACTCAAGATAGTGAGTCAGTGCCACTCGTTGATCCTGTGCCTCCTCAAGAGTGGTAAATTGAATGACATGACAGCGATGTTTTGTATGTACGACAATTTCTAAAGGACGACGATTTTTTTCGCACTGCGCGCCCCCTAATTTTATGATATCTTCCAATTTTATGGATTCACCGAGATAATTTATGTACGTACTGTGAGGGATTGGATTATTATTGTTTGTCATTATCATTTTATTTCTCCCATTATAGTATTTCTTTGGACTTACCATTGCACACGATAAAAAGCACACACGCCTCCCCAAATTTTCCCCGCATTTTAAATTATCTGTATCATAAAAGACTGTAATTCTGGCTCTTGTTATTGGTTCACAAAATAGAGTAACGTGAGAAAGAACGCCGCAACGCATATGAATGTAATACAGGTAAAGAAAATCATTCCTAATTTGAACCAATTAATTCCGCAGTGCTCACTCGATTCACTCGGTTCATAATCCCCAGCGAGAGGCGATTTACAATCGAGAAAGTACAACGAACACACATCACATGTGCGCGCCGTTTTCAATAATTTTGTCCCACAGCCGGGACATTTTTTTTTACGTGCCATCTATTATATTTCCGCATCAATCAAGCGCATCAACTTTGCCAATGTTTTTGAGGGCATGCCTTCCATATTTTTTGTGGTATTACAGAAGCGCCGAATCTTTTGCAATTTCTTTTCTTGCAGTTCGCACAATTTTTTGTGCCCGTGGTCTTTCCCTTTGATGAATCCAGTGGGATAGCCAGCTATACGCAAAGGGATATTATGCCGCTTGAGTTCCCTGCTAATGGTGGCGGGTGTATTGCCTATATATGCATGTATTTCACTAAGGCTCATTTCTTTGTCAATATAGAGGTCCAGCAAGATTTCTTTTTTAATTTCAATAAGAGGCTTGCGAATCTTGGTGTACTTTTTATCAATGGGAATGTCGTGATTTTTGAGCTGGAGATTGATGGTGCCAGCATCCACCGCAAATAATTTTGCAATGGCCTGTTTTGACATCGTGGAATAGAGATGCTTCAATACTTCTTTTGGTATGAAAAATGGTCTGGTATTGTGGTTATTTGTACCCGGATTCATTGTGCTGCCGCTGGAATGCTTGACCATTTTAATGTGCCCCAATTATCCCCCCAGACATGTGTTATAGGTTCAGGATCTGGTGTTGGATTATCACCACCTCCACCATTGCCGGAACTAGGAGGAGAACCACCACCACCACCACCACAGGCGGCGAAAAGTGAGACAATCAAGACCATAAGAAATATCTTATATGCGGTTCTCATGGTTGCTCTGTTATAGTTATATAGTCAATTAAAATATCCATACGAGCTTGAAGATCAGGTGCAGATGGAATAGTAAATATAGCATTCGTAAGATCTGCACTTGTAATATCTATAACATCAGATTTCACAGCATTCATTGTCAGTTGAAAAGACATTATTATGCCATTTATCTTAAGTGTTATGGAACCTGTAGATCCATGAAATTTACGTTTTGTTAATTTTCTATAGCTCGTTCCGTTATCATTTAATGCAAAAGTTTCCATTGTACTGTGTCCACCTGTTACCGATGCAGAATAACCATCAATCTTAAATGTAGTGGTGGCAGAATTATTTGCTTCGACAAAAGTTACATATGGACCATACGAACCACCACTAAGTTGGTAGCATGGTATTTTGATATGATAAACCTTGCCATCAACGGTATTATTTAATTTATACATGTATATTTTATAGGTATCAGATCCCATTATAATTTCAGTACCGTAAGGCTGATCGTTTTTTGTATAGACTACAGACAATACATTTGATTTTATTTTATGTGTGAATGGACTTTCCACATAGGTACTTCCTGTTCCTGCATCTTCTACCGCCGTAACTCTCGACTCAAGATCCTCTCCCGTAGCAACATTCGCATTCACCGCATCTTTCAATGTTTCAAAATTCTCATTGACTTCTGAGGCATACGCTGGCTCTCCATCAACGAATGTATTGGGCACCTCGACGGCGGAGAGACACGCCATCATGGGGAGTATGCAGATACTGAGAATATGTTTCATGTTTATTTGTTTCCTTAATGAGTGTATAAATATATCTTAATGATCTATATAACATAGGGGCTTAGTAGGGGTTTAGCAAGAGACAGTTAATCAAAACTTATACGCATACGCAAGCCGACAGCATGCGACATCTTTACTAATGTATCCAGACTGGTTTCCACATTTTGCGGGTCGAGGTGCGCAATCAATTCCTCGGCGGTTTCAAATTTGATTCGGTGGGCAATCGT